TTGGTACCCCCCACGGTTCGCCAGTTGTCACTGACTGGTCGCCGTCACTTCTCAGGACCGACACCATTCGCGTTTTAGTAGTTCGTACTCTGCTCAAACGTCTTACACTCCCGCCCATTCAAGTAAGTCATCCCAAGATTGGAGGCGCGTTCGTCTACCCGCGTTTCCGCGTGTTCTTCCAGCTGAGTGCAATCCCCAACGTGGGCTTGGTTGTGTTCTGTTGTGAGAAGGTGGGGGAGCCGTTCGCGATGCGATATGTGGCACCCTTGAAATGACTGAGGCTCGCACTCCCCCAAGGTCATTGGCTACTGATTGAGTGTGTCATGGTTTGCGTGAGCAATCACTAGCCGTCCGATTACTTCTGCTACTTGAGGGACAACTGCGTTGCCTAAGCATTTAAGTCTGTCCACCCGGTTGGGAATCCCATTAGCCACTCGACCCACATCGGGTTCAACCTGCCACCATTCCCAGACACCATTTGACGCTTCTCTGTTTCCGTTATAGACCCATCGTCGATGCGTTTGTCCAGTATGTTCTGTGAACCCTCGTTGCCCCAGCTGCTGGCTGTCGGCGTTGGCCACATTGCTGGAACCTTCCCCTGGGCTTCCCACACTGACTTGCCCAAAATCGCTTCCGCTTCCGCTTCTGTCATTTCGCCTGCTTCCACTTTGGCTCGATACAGCCTCACATTGCCTTCCATTGGGCGCGTTGTTGCTGTTGGTGTTGGCCACATTCTGCGCCCCACCACAGTTTCCAAATTCGGAAAGCGGTCTGGATTGTTCGCTATCTCGGGTGTTATCAAACTTGCCATTGCTGTGTTCGCTCGGGGCGTGGGCCACATTTGCACCGAATCCGCTAGCCCTAAACTGTGGCTGGTTTTGCCATTCTTTGACTTCCGTCTGCCCGTCTCCGTCAATTCGGCATTCGGGTGTTCCACTTCCTGCGTTGTTGGTGTTGGCCAATTGCCGCTGAGGGTAGGCGATGATGATGATGCGGTCTCTGCGGTGATTGGCACCCACGCTGGCTGCAGATACAACACGCCATTCACAGTCATACCCGATGCTGGCAAGTTCGCCAATAACGGACAATCCCCCCAGCGAGAGGTGGCCTCTAACATTTTCCAAGATTGCGTAGCGGGGTCGTAATTGGCTAATGGCTTCTCTAACCCAAGGCCACAAGTGTCGTGGGTCTTCTTCACCTCGCCGCTTGCCAGCCGTACTGAAAGGTTGACACGGATAGCCACCACAGATGACGTCTGGTTTTTCAATTTCTTGCCAGTTGATTTCTTTGATGTTGCCATGATTGACCACCTCTGGCCAGTGTTTTTTTAGTACGCGGTTTGCGTAGGGGTCAATTTCTGATTGCCAGATGACTTTCATTCCGGCGCGTTCTAGTCCTAAGTCCAGTCCACCTATGCCTGAGAACAAGCTGCCAACGGTGAGCGTCATCGCTTGGACAGTCTTTGGATAATTAGGTCTATTTGGTTGGGTCTCCACACGTAATACTCGGCACCGTTCTGTGTGAGTGCGTTGCCGACAATTTTTTGTGCGGGTGACAGTCGACCATCCATTGTTTTTAGTTCGGCGTAGATGATTCCTTGTCCACGGAGGCTGATGAGGCATAGGTCAGGTTTCCCGACGAGGCCACCTGTGCGGTACATACCGGGGCGGTGCTGCATCGTTGGCGTGTGGTCAATGAGCCACTGGTTAATGGTGGCGACTTGTTTGACTTGGTCAAAAAATTGAGCCTCGGTGATTTCTGAAAACATCCGGGTCATTTCAAACCTGTTCCGAGGGTCCATGCGATAGCAAACACGAGGAACGTGTAGCCAATGAAGGTGAGTATGTCAAACACTAAAACGGCTCCTCAGGGGCAAGCTCGTAGATAGGTTCTGTCTCGGGCAGTGGCGTTCCTTTAGGGGCCCAGATAGCGGTGCCTGACTCGACACATTTGAACCATGGACGCTTGGGGTTCGCAGCGAGTGTGTCGCGGTTGTCGTAGGCGAGGACTATGCCTTGTTCGGCAGCTGCGTCGAGTGCCCATTGGGGGATGGGGCCGTGTTGCTTTCCTTTGATTTGCAGAGGAGCAACCGCGCCATCTGGGGTGTGACGCTGGATTGGTTCGGCAGGTTTGCGGTAGACCTTGCTCATTTCCTCGCGTGAAGGTCGAGACTCCAGTGATGAACCCGCTGCCCCCGCATTGGCTAAACATCTCCCGATTGAACTGGTTTCACAATTTTCCACGTGCGACGTGCGATTTACGTTCCCCGCCCCGCGCACTTCCTCGGCGTGTCCAGTGGCGACAATTGCGCCATCGACTAGCAAGGTTGCTTTGATGACGCAAATGTCCGCACCGGGCTCTGTGAGCATTTCGGTAATGACTTGGGTGTTTGGGTGTTCTTTTAGCCAACGGTCAAGTCTGACGGCGACTGGTTCATAGTTTTCAAGTGTCACGGTTCTTGGTTCTTTCTTTTGTGTGTTTTGGATGATTCGTTTTGTGGTTCGGTATTCGGCTTGACGGTCGTATTCTCGGCTCCAGCGGGCGAGCAGTTGCTCGTCTGTGGTGCCTCGGCTGTATCGTCCACGCCCCCCGAGGCTCATCAGAATTCGTCTGCCTCGTTAGCGACCCACGCCCCTGTCATTAGTTTGTAGAGCTTCTCGCCTGTAAGCATTTCGGCTCGGGACAAATCTGACAATCGGCGCTCGGTGATGAGTGCAGCTGCTTCACGGAGGTAGTTGGCTTCCACTTTGCGTTGTTGCATCTCAAAATCGTCTGCAAGTCCTTGCAGGTATTCAATGACTTCCTGTGGCTTCATTTGCATTTCCTCGCCCATTTACGCACCCAACGGTTTTGAGAGGCGCAGACGGCTTCCTGTGCGCTCTGAGAGCCTTTGTAGCACCCGTGGCCCCATGGACCTACCGCCCACTGTTTCCGCCCTGACTCGGTATGACCGAACCAAAACGCCCGGTCAAGGATTCGAGCCTGTTGAGCAAACGTGAGCGTCTTGGCTTTACGCGCTGGCGTATCAGCAAACAGGTCCCACGTGGACCGGGCGAAACCGAAAGCACCGACATAGGAGCGGGTCTCGTGTTGAGTGTTGTTTTTGGTTTCGCATTGGGCTAAAGCGACATACCACGACTTAGGGAACGGATGGTTCCATTCGGCGTGGGCTGGCGTGGCGGGTAATGCAATTGCGACGGTAAAAGCGAGAGCCATGAGTTTAGTTTTCAACCTTCTCAAATTTCGTAGGCGGTCCCCAAGTGGCCCATGCAGAGCTGCGCTCGGCAATGGTCATCTCCACTATCAGACCTTCAGCGTCGGACCATGCTGTGATGAGCATTTCGTATCCGTTTGCTTGCTTGTGTTTCCACATTTGGTGTGTGTATTCAGTCATTCTGGTCATCCCACGAGGGGTGGTTCAACATCATGTGTCGACGGTACTTCTTGTGTCTTTCAAGGTCGGTGAACCAACGGTGGAGATAGCCCCACACGAAACCAAGAGCGACAAAGCAGAGAATTCCAAAGTCATTGATTCGCACGGAGAGCCTCCACACCTTCAGCGGTGATGCGACACACCATCTGCTCGGAACCTGCGTAACCAACAGCAGTTTGACCGGTTGGTTCAATGAAGCCCTTAGCGCGGAGGTCGCTGCACCGCTTCCAGTAGCACACACGGAGGACGTACATATTCATTCCTTTCCACTCGGTGCGTTCGCCTGCCTGCTCATCTGAGAGGCCGTTAATGCGGTGACGGTTGTACGTTTCCAGCAGAGCGAACGCTTGTGAGCCTCGGCGCATTGTCACATCGGCAGCTGCCTTTTGTGAAGTCTCTGGGTCCACTGTCCTGAACAGTGGTAGGTCCTCGAATGTTGTCATGTTTTCCTTTCGTGCCACTTGGCTGGCTGTAGGAGTTTTACCAAATTGGTTTTGCTAAGTCAAGGATTTCGGAGGGAGGCGAGAAAAGGGTAACTCGCTCTCCCTCCTGACGCTGGAGCTGTCCAAGGCTTCAACAGCGCGTCCTAGTCTTTGTTAGCTCTGAAATATGCCTCAAATTCGGCGGGGTCAGTTTTTTGGGAAATCTCAATATGGAGCCACAAGCCACCTGTACCCGCGCTTTCTTCAGCGGTCTTATATTTGAGAACCCCTTTGTCCCCTTCTCCTCGACTGCATCGATACCCCGCACCGTACTTGGTGCCCGGCATCTTGTAAAAGTGCAGCTCGTTCAAACCGATTTGGGCTGAGTGCTTTAGGTACCACGCCCACATTGCTTGAAGCGTTGCCATATCCCCACCCAAGTCCGCTGCATAGCCAGTGGCGTGAACTGATTTGTTGCCGGGCTTGTCTCTCATATCTCGATTGACATACGAGCCAAGGTTCTTGGCTTTCCATCTTTTCTCAGCCAGCTCAATCACTTTGAGGATGATGGGCGACGCTTTCTTGCCGTCCCAAGCGGGATAAAACTCGTAGGGTCTACTCATTAGACACCGCTCATATTTCGTGGTGTCATCAAACGCAGGTTCTCGGTGCCTGACGCGGTGACGGCCCATAGTTCGTTGTATGCGGGGAGTGTGAACGTGAAAGGGACTGCGTTCTTTTCGGTGAGCATTCCGTTGCTACTTGTCACATCGCTACCGCCGATATAGACGGTGCCTGCTCCCAGAACGTGAAGTGAGATTTCGCGTTGGTTCACAGACGTTGCGACGATTTGTTGTCGAGTGGTGGTGATGGTGAAGGCTTCTGTTTTCATTCTGGGTCTTTCTTGTCTTTGTCTTTGAGGCCGTTAGCGGCGAGTAGACCGGCAAGTACGCCAGACATGGTGAGTGTGAGTGGGCTAAGGATTTTCCACGCTTCAACATCGTTGGGTGCTTGGGCGAGTGGCTGTGTGACGAACAGCAAGCCGTACAGCAGGGTTCCCACGGTGAGTATGAACGCTGCCGAAATGGCTATACCTACGATGAGGATTAACCGTGCTTTGATTTCTTCATTTGAGAGTCGGGGTCGCATTTTCATTAGCAATCAAATCCTGCAAGTAGTCGAAGGGTCGTGGTTGTTGCGCCTGATTCAACAGCGTTGAGGGCTTTGTTTTTTGTGCGTGGCTGTTGTTCGCATCTGCATTCGGCGGTGTTGGCTTTGGCGGGGTTTTGGCATGGGTAGCGGTAGGTGTCACCACACGCAGCTGCTAATCCGCTAAGCGTCAGGGCTATCAGAATCGGCTTTAGGTAGCGCATTGATTTCTTCCTGTGTTAGTTCGCGGGTGATGGTTTCGCCTGTTTCGGCGTCATGAAATGTGCCGAGTATTGGGTTGCTCATTGCTATGCCTTTCGGTATCCGTAAACACTGATAGTTCCGCCAGTCAAAGTTCCGCCATCTGGTGAAATTGTAAATGCTGTGAATTGGTCTGTTGGAAAGTAGCGGCCTGCGTAAAAACCAAACGAAGTACCAGTATTAATTACTGCTGAAACATATGTGGCTTTTGCTAACTGTGGAGACATTAGGTCAAGAACCACAGTTGAACCGTAAGTATCGCCACCGCCGATGTACCGAAATAAAGAAGTGTTGTTATCTCCAACACCTCCAGTCGCTGCGGTTGAATTGGCATAATTTCCTGCTCCGTAATAACCAGTCGAAGCAGAGCCAAGTTGCAACCGCATATTGTGAAGCGTTGAACCTACGCCACCGTTGTAAACAATGCGGTAATTCTCGTAGGTGCTGTTAAATGCACTGCTAACGGTCACGCTTGACACGCCCGAACCAACCGTTGCGCTCGTGACATACACAAGCCCTGAGTTAGCAAGATAAGTGTTCGTATCCGAAGCCGTCAACACCTCAGAAACGCTAAATGTTTTTACTGCCATAATTATTCTCCTTAGAAACTAAGCCTTCCATAGTCGAGTTTTCCCGTAATAGCATTATTGAGCTGCAAGAACGGCGTGAGCGAAATCCCTGAAAGATAGTAAGTGAAGCGGGTCGTGCTCGGCGTTCCGCTAATCGAGCGACCAATGATTACCCCATAACCGCCAGTCGTCGGAGTGAAGCCAACACCTACGACCGTGTTCACACCAAGCGTCGAGAGGAACACCTTGTTCAGGCTGATGTTCTGCGCCTCAATAGTTGCCGACACCGACTGAACATCAGCATCGGTATTGGAATACTTGCCCCACAAATAGTCCGCTAGGTATTGAGCCTGCGTAGTGGTTTGGTCAAGTGTTGACACGGCAAAAGATTTCTTAGCCCCCGACACAACAGCTGACGACGTGACGTTGGCGAGACCGTCGGGTTGTACGACGATGTAGTTGAACCGGTTAGACACTGCCGAGGCCACGTCGACTTGGTCGTATCTGAATTGCGTGAGAGCCTCGGTAAAGCTGAAGCTATACATGGGTGCGGCATAGGCCGTGTTGCGTTGATACCAGTCAATAGAGCCGTTCTGGTTGGCTGTCATATAGCCCTGCTCGGTTGTCGTGACTTTGTTGATTTGGTCAAGACAGTTGCCAGAGTAGGTGTAGCCAGAGATTGTCGAGAGACCTGGTTGAATGTTTGCGTAAAAGGTGCTCTGCCCTGCGCCAATCATTAGCGCAGCGATAACGGTTCCGGACAAACTACCGCCGGTCATAATCTGCTGCGATAGTTCTGCCTGACCGAGGTCCGAAATTGCGTCGGTTGCCGTGATGCGGTAGGTGTTGATTTGCGTCACATTGTAGGAGTAGTCAATGTCGGCGATTTTGCCTCGGAACAAAAAGTTCTCTGATTCCCCTGCGACGTAGAAGTTCACGTCGATACGGTCGCCTATTTGCGGAACTGTATTTGCTGAGCCGTCTGACTTTTTTTGCAGGTAGTCGAAGGTGCAAGTACCCCCGCGAAACTGGTCGATTTCGTTACGGCGACCATCGTCAATGTTCACGTTCAACACGCCAGCAAGAAGGACGGTGTTGAGATAAACCTTGCAATAGTCGCCAGCCATTAGACGAGCGTTCCGATGCTGATGGGGATACCGCCAGAAAGCCAGTTGTAGTCGCGCAATGCGTCAACAACGGCACGTGGGTCTGTCTGCTGAACCGTGACATATATGTTCGGGGCGGGCGTGTTTCCTGTGGCTTGAATGTTGCGACCAGCGGTCTGGATTTGGCTGCCGAAATCGTTGCTTGCAGCTTGAAGCCCGGCAAGGTTGCTGGCTGTTGAAAGACTTGCCAAGGTCGAGTTGATGTCGGACACTGTGAGACCAGCAAGACCGCTGAGAAGGTCCTTTGCAACTTGGTTGCCAGCGACAGGGCCAAGGTTCAACAGCTGTGCAATACCCATGGACCCGAGTGGCGGGTCTCCTGCAGCGAGGACTTGGAGGTTGCTGGCGAATTCTTTTGCTGCCGTGATTTGCGTGCGGAATGCAGCAGTGTAGTCAACACGCTTGGACTGTGCGTCGGTGACTCCCTGCTCGGCTTTAGCAATCCGGTCAAGTGCATCAGCGTAGTCGTTTGCGTCGTAGGTGATGTTCGGGTCGCCAATATCAAATCCTCTCCGCTTGCGTTCTTCTTGGATTGCTGTGAGTTCCTCGTATGCGTTTTTACGCTCGACAAGTGCGTCGTTGTAGGCGCTATCGGATTGTTCTGCGGTCTGCACAGCATCAGCAAGGGAAATGAAACCTGTGATTTGGTCGGAGACGCTCATTCGGTAGTCATCAGCTTTTGAAATGAGGCCGTCATAGACACCTGTTAGACGTTCAAGTTCTGCAGCTGCCTTCTCGCGTGCGACGCGGGCAAGCTCGGCAAGCTTCTGCTTTTGCTTGTCGACGGTTTTGCTGGTCTTGTCGGTTTTGTCGTTGGCTTTCTTTTGTTGAGCTGCGTAAAACTCAAACGCTTTAGAGCCTGACTGCTCGTACATACGGAACAAACCAGCCGAGGCTGTGGTCAAGTCATCGGTCTTTTCGCTGTTGTCAGACAACAACCAAACGAGCTGAGTCAATCCGGGTATCTGCGTCATAATGGCATCCTTCAGACCACCCATGACACTTGACAACAAACCCGACTTCTTGCTTGCTTCTTCTGACTTTTCGCCAAGCTTCTGAATTGCCTCGGCAGCCGGGACAATGACCGACAGAAGGTTGTTGCCGACGTTCTCTTGCAAGTCAGCTGCCTTAATTGAGAGCTTCGCCATGCCACCCTGAGCGGTCTTGGCGAACGTTTCGCCTGCGCCTGCGGTCGCTGCGTCGACTTCAGCCATGACTTGAGCAAAGTCCTTGGACTTCATTGCGCTGTCAGAGATTGAAAGACCCATCGACTTAAGAGCTTTGTAGTTGCCCTGATACGCCTTACCTAACGCAAGCGATACGGACTCAACGTCACGACCGGTCGCTGCGCTGATGTTAAGCGCACTTTCAAGAAGCGTCTGCGACTGTGTGAGGTTGCCAGTAACACGAGTCAACGAGGCCAGAGCGGGTCTCAACTCGTCGTCGGCGACCGCGTACTGGTACTGCATCGCAGCCACGTTTTTTTCTATTTCAGCGACCTGCTGAGATGTTGCGCCAGTGTTATTAGTGATGGCCAACGAGAGCTGCTTCTGTGCAGCTGCGTCCTCCATCGCTGCCTTAATTGAACGGCGACTCAATTCAAGCAATGCAGTTCCGCTAGCTGCCACCCCAACTTGCGAAGCAACAAGCGACTTCAGCGATTTAATGCCTTGCTTAACTCCCTTATCGTTAAATTCGGTGAGTACGGGGATGATGATGCCACCAGCCATTTAGCCCCTCACAATCTTTCTATTGATTTTGCGCTCTAGGTCTCGAATTAGACCGAGCATTTGACGTTGCATCTCTGGAAGTTGTCCCTCTACGCCCGGGTACATATATCGAGAGGGTCCAGTTTTGCCGTCGTTGTGGTGAGGCTTATCCACGCCGTCAAGGGACTCCTCAAAAGTTTTTGCAGGGTTGCTGCGCTTCTTTCCTGCCATGTCATAAATGGCACCTGCAGCGTTGGCTTGGATAATGGAAAACATCGAATAGTTTTTGTACCCGCGTCGGCGTTTAGATTCAGCACCCAACTTGAACTTGATACCTCCAATGATTTTGGAAGGATTCCAGCGGGTCTGCTCGCGTCCTTTAATGAGACGGCCTCGGGACATTCCAGAAAGCGGTTGCAACTCTGCTTTGTTGGCGCGTCGCCCACCGGGTTTGTCTGGCTGATATGTCGAGGACACGGATGCTTGCCAACGGAATTCTTCCTTGGCTGATTTAACAGCTGGAGCAGCAATCAAGCGGGCGTTTTTGCGTAACGTGCGTACCGTGTCAGGTTCTACCTTGCGTAGTTCACGCAAGACATTTTCTAGACCTTTCACTTGGTAAGAGCTGCGGACTTGGCTCACTTGGTTTTGTTCCTATCAGTAAAGACTTGATTGAGGGTTGAGAGTAAGCCCAACGGCATCTGGAGAATCTCGCTGTACGGAATGCCGTTCAGGATGAGATTGGCTGTTATTCCGTGGATGCCGTTACGCCAAAAGGGACTTTCTCAATTCGATATGAAACCGCTTTGAGTGACTTTGAAAACTCCTCGGGTGTGGTGACTGTCCCTTGTTGTTTGTGGGCCAGCCACGCAAGGGTGGCGAGGTGCTTGGCGTGAAGGTCGTTGTCAATTGTGTTGAGGATTGAGCAGTTTTCTAACCGCTCAAATTCCAGCATGGAGGGAAAGCTCAGAGCTGTCTCTTGCTGGCTTCCATCAACCAGCACGGTGGCGATGAATAGTTCAAACATTATGACGTTGCGACTGTGATGGGGCCTTGGAAAGTTGCTGTGAACGCGTTGAGGTCGCCCACTGCACCCGACACTGGTGCATAGCCAGCAAAGAAACCTGATTGCGTGAAGCTTGGGTTTGTTGCTGATACTGCAGCCGAGTCTGCCTTGGCCACAATTGTGGTTGTTGTGCCAACAAGTCCGGTGAGGGTTGCGTTCACTTTTGTTGCTGCGAAGTCTTGGTTGAAGTTGACAGTAATTGTGTCCGACTTCAAACCTGCAGCGTAGGTGTGACCGGTTGAGCCCATCGAAGTTGTCTCAACTGGGTCGACCTGACGGTCAACAGTGATGCTTGTTACATAGGCGCTGAGGTCAACTGAGTTGACGGTCACGCTTGCGTTGGTTAATACCTGAACTGCCATTTTGACTAGTCCTCTGCTTTCTTGGATGTGGTTTTGTTGATGAAGCCACCCTCGATGAGTGCTTCAATGTTCAATCCTTCAAGCTGTTCATCCGTGACGGTTGAACCTTGAGGGAAATCTGGCATATTGTCTGCTAGGACTTTGTAAGGCATGGGGTCTCCTATGCGGGGTAGTTGACGGTGATGGTGTAGCTGGGAAGCTCTTGATTGCCGACGGTGTAAACACTTGGCACAGCCGACAAGACAGCAACTGTGTTCATAACCGTGTCCACAGCGTCTAGGAGGGCTTTTAAGGCATCTAAGTTGCCCGGTGGCGGGCAAAGTGCGTCCACTTGAAATTCAAGAAACAGCGTCGCGTTGGGTTGCCCGAACGAGGGAGTCGTGACCGTTGGGGGATTAATTATCACGGCGTTCGGGCGAGCGTTACGCGGGTCGTCAATAACGACAAGACCTGCGTTGGTGAGTTGCGCAGACAGCGCCTCACGAGAACTGTTGAGTCGTCCGGTCATGCAATGACGGCCCTGTTGCATCCCCAGAGACGGAGAATTTCGCCCATGGCAACATTGGGTTGTGCGGTTGCCATTGCCTCGTAGGTTGAGAAGGTGTCGTACCCGGCAGCACCGCGGGAGCGGTAAAGCCCGCCCGCATACATGATGGTTCCGAGCTTGACGGAAGCACTTGGAACCGTAGACAGGCTGTCGGTGTAGTTGGCAGCTTTGCGCCTACGGTACGCAAGCGCGTTTGCTGCCTCCGTGCAGACAGTAACGAAACTGGTGTCGTTGGCTGTGGCAGGAGCGATGCCAAGCCAATCAAGCACCATCTGGTTAGTAATCCACGTGCAAGTTTCCGTCAGTGTGACGGTGCCTGTGCAGGTATCACGGTATGAATCACTTCCAGCCGAGAAAAAGAGAAATTGGTTTTCTCGAATGATGTCGTAGTTAAACAATAAGTCACCCTCGTCGGAGAGACCTACGAATTCGTAGGGCTCCGTTGAGATGACTGTTTGTGTGCCGGACAGGCTTGCAGGAGCTCCAGCCACAACGACTGAGTCCTGTTCGCCAATGCCGTTAGGTACGAAGGTCTGCAAAGCACCAACGCCGTCGATGCGTGTTGCAAATGCGAGGTTGAATGTTGCCACTTTGCAGGGTCCTTCTTGTGCCTAGTTCGTTTTTATCAGGTGATTTTGACGAACTTGGTTGCGTCAACCATCTTGGTTGCGAGGTAACCGCGGAAGGCAATTGTGCGTGACAGTGTTGACGGTACGTCAACGCTGATTGCGCCCTTCTGCTGTTCCCAGATTTGGTAGCCAGATGGGTCTCCCAAAATGACGGTGTCGCTGGCAAAACCGCGGTCAACCACGACGGTCAAACCGAAAGCCTGACCGAGTGACTGGCCCTGTGATGGTGCCATTTGACCGTATGCGTTCATTGGCATTGTTGGTGCAAGCAATGGACGACCTGTGGTGTCGACAAGCTTGCCGAGGTAGCCGAACATATTCGGAGATACGAACAAGTGCGTCGGTACGTTGCCAAGTGAGTTGTTGATGATTGTCACGGTTGCGTCGTAGATGTCAGATACCCACTCAGAAGGTGAGGTTGGGTCTGTGAGCACTTGTGACTGTGTGCAACCTGCAAGCAGCTGGTCTGCTGCGTAGTTGTCGCTCTCGTATGCGTACACGCGAGCCATGTCGTCAAGCAATGACGAGATGATTTCAGGTGACGACCAGTCCATCAGTTGTTCGGAGACTTGGGCATATCCACCGAATGTGAGCTTGGTGATGTCGTATGACGAAACGCCGTAGAGCGACGCGGTGAGCGTGTCGAATTGTGCTGACTGCTGACCAACGCTGTTGTGTGTCGACACGTATGGGACTCGGAATGTTGAGCCATAGGTAGGCATCGCGCGAGTACCGATTGCATCGATAACTGGTCGACGACCTACAAGTCCGTTGTAGATTGGTGTGAGCAACTCGACCGGGAGTGTCCCGGGTGCTGTTGAGGTGTCGTTGAAAGGAGCAGCTGCCTTGAGTTGAGCAGTGATTTTTTCAAGTGCCTCGCCACCTTGCAGCATTCCTGAAATGTATTCAGCAGCTGAAGGAAGGCGCACTTCTTGCTTCTTTGCGGAAGCAAAGATTGGTGCTGTTGGAATGGCATCAGCTGCGGGTGCTGCTTCAACCACTGGTGTTGGTTCTGACATTATTTCCTCCTCAGGAATTTCGTCGGGGTTGGTTTCTTGGGGTTCGGGTTCGCTGGCAGCGACAGCCACCTTTGCCCCCTCAAACGCGCCAAATGGAAGCAGTGAAAGCTCCATCCAGCGAGCAGATTTGACGACCATGACTGACCCCTCAAAGGAGTAGTCAATTGGTTCGACACCTACGGACACGGAGTCGTAGAAATTGCCCGGTCCAGCTTGAACGAGCGTTTCCGCTGCAAGGGCTGTCGGTGCGAGTTGTGCGGAAAACATCATTCCGTCTGTTGTTGAAACACGCTGTGTGACCATGCCGAGTGGCTTGGTCATGTCGTGGTCCAAAATGAACTTAGGGTTCGGACCGTCAGTTGGAAGTGAGCCTTCAAGGAATTTGACCGACTGCCCCGATTGAACAGTTGCGATTTCATTCCAAGGGACGGCTACGCCTTCAATCACGCCCTTCTTGTCATCCTCGGCTGCTTTTACTTCCCAGAGCTGACCTTGTAGTTCTAATTTCATACTTGGTTGTCCATTGCTGTTGGAGCCATTGTCGGCTGCATATTTGTAAGGTCCTCAGGATTTTCAGGCACCGACACAAAATCATCCACGTCCAAGCGCACATAACGCCCACGTGGAACCACGTCAGACATACTGAGACGCTGCGAGATGGTGTCAATGTATGGCTTGGCTCCGTAGAGATATAACGCCTTTTGAGACTCCTGAGCATTCTGATAGGTCATGCCTGAACCAGAAGGTGCGCCCACGAGATAGCCCGGCACGTTGCCCACATTAGCTAGTTCGCGAATCTGATGAGTGCGGGCCTCGACCAGTTGCAACTTTGAAGGGTCAGACTGGAATTCATGCCACGTCACTGATGCGTTCAGCGCGCCAATTGCGTTGCGCTTACGAGCGTTGGACCAAGCTGCAGCAAGTTCCTGCAAATCCTCTGGCTCCATTGGCTCTGAGCCGGGTGTCTGTTGCAAATAGCCAGCTGTGATTTCATTAGTTGCAAATCGCATTGCTGCATTATCAAGACGGTTGGAAATTTGGATAGAGCGCCAACCCATCGACAGGAGACCTTGAATCGGAGACAGAAACTGGATGACGTTGTTTGGGTCCAAATCAAATCCGAGGAAACGCAATTTCTTTGACGGTGCCGGGTAAAGCGGTCCGCTCATGTCAACAACTTCAACGTCTGCAGCGGGAAGCCACTGAAACGACAATGGTTTTCCTGTGGACTGACTACGTGAAGTCACATACCAGTACGCCCTCGAATGGAAATAGAGGTCGTCGACTGTCCAACCTATAAGGAATTGGCGTGTCACCTGCGGGTCTGGTTGTTCCATCCATGCGTCAAGGGGAAGCCCCACCTCAACGTAGTCCTCCTCTAGAGGGTTCCATTGTTTCGCGTAGTGGCAAAATTCAAGACCAGAAACAAAAGAAACAATCAAATCACGAGCGCGACTAATCGTTGGATTTTGTACGGCCTCAGCGCGGGAATAGTCCTGCACATAGCCGAGATAGTTGTCTAACTGTCCGGCAACGCCAGCTGCAGCCTTGATGGACGTGCGCTCCTCTGGAGCTGCTCCGAATGCTGGCTTGGCTTCACGTGTGAAAAGACCCATCGCTGGAAGTATTGCAAACTATTGGAAGCACTACAACAACCTTTTGCAAATATAGAAATTTTAGTCAGAGAAGGCGAACGCAGGTTTTGCGTTGATTTTTGGTTTGCCTGCCATAGCCACTGACCAAATGAGGGCTCGACATAATTCAATAGGTCCGGGTGAACGAGCAGAGCTGACAGATAGTTGACCTTGGTGCTTGACAAGTACGGCACGGTTTACCTGCTCAATGAGGATTTCCTCGCCAGTGTGCAGCACCTGACCGCTCATAATCATTGACCGAACAATGGTCGTCCATTTCTGAATTTCACGTTGACCGACAAGAACGGCGTTGCCTTTGATTGCTGGCGGAAGATGGATGTCAAGTGCAGCACCACACGCAATCGTCATGCCTTTGTGGGCCTTGCGGGATTCCTCCAATTTGCTCCACAAGTCACGCAGGTTGTCAACAATGAATTCCACAGTTGACAGCACCTTGTCGCCCTCTGTCACCGAGCGCACCGCTACAAAGCGATTGTCGTCAGATGATGATTCGATAGCAAGTACGCCACCCTCGGCAGGCAAATCTTGGTCGCAACGCAAACCAACAAACAATCCTTGGTCCAGCCATGACCGAGTGCCAGTGACCCAAATGTTCACAGAGGCACGAAGAAAGCTTGCTTGGTTTGCACCCTTGGCTTCTTCTTGGATGGTCTCCAATTCCAGCGTTGTCCCAAGAGCGGGATTACTAAATTTCCAAGCTGCTTCCGACATCGGGTCCAAATCGCTCGGGGGTGAGTATTCCGCGTAATACAAACGAGACCGCTGACCAGTCGCAATCTCGGCAATCCCCTTTTCACGCATACGGCGAAAAACAACCGATTCATCTACGGTGCCAGCAGTCGACCAACACGACATCAAGGGGTCTTTGCGGGCTCGCATTGTCGGCACCAATGCATCATCAATTGCCTCGGGCGAACAACCGAAAAGCTCGTCAACAATGACCAAATCACAACTAAGTCCGTGACCCGCCGACGGTGTTGCAGCACGAACAATCCAACGCGCACCCGGATAGTCACCAACAGCGGGCAACGTCACCGACTGGCGACCATACGAATAAATGACCTTGGCCCCGAATTGCTCCTCCAGCAAAGGAGCCAGCGAATTAAACAACTCAGACGCAAGGTCCAGACGGTGAGCCGTGGTCAACACAGTTTGCTCCTGCCCACGGATACGAGGCATCTCGATAAGCCAAAACAACAGCAGACAACGCAAAGCAAAACTCTTACCGTTCTGGCGGGCTACTGAAGTAACCGACTGGCGGAAAAGAAGTCGACCATCATCACCAACAAGAAGCTGGTCACGCAGAACAACACGCTGCCATTCCATAAGCTCGGCACCGAGAACGCGTTTTGCCAGCTCCTCTAAAAGTTGAAGATATAGGTCAATACCACCCTCAGTGGCGGTTCTCAATCTCGGCAAATGCGAGGGGAATTGCGGGTACTGTTCCACGTTTCGACCTTGGTCTTGGGAAAGCCTTGCAAACATTGGTTCGGATACAGAATTTCGGAAGCTCGGGGGCTTGGAAAAATTCTCACCCAAAAAATCTGCTTGCTCCTCGGGGTGGTCGTCACCACTAAGCGTGGTTGCTCGGCGGGCTTTGTGCTTCTGGTTTCGGTAGGTGGCCCCGAGGGATGAGTTGCATCGCAGGCATAGGACTCGGAGGTTGTCTGGGTGGTTTGCATCGAGGGGATTAGCAAAGGTGTCAACTGGTTTGATGTGGTCAATGGTGTTTGCTTCTCTGCCACAGATGCTGCAGGTGGGGTCGTCGGCTAGGAGTCGTTCGCGTTGGCGTTTGAATTCTGTGCTGTTGCGGGCTTGTGAGTTCTTGTTGGTGGTCATGTTGGTTGTGCTTTCTTTGTGTTGTTTTCTAGCGCCCTTGGCTGCGCCTGCGGTTGCTTCCGGGTGTTACCTCGGTGTCCTACCCTTGGTACCCCCCACGGTTCGCCAGTTGTCACTGACTGGTCGCCGTCACTTCTCAGGACCGACACCATTCGCGTTTTAGTAGTTCGTACTCTGCTCAAACGTCTTACACTCCCGCCCATTCAAG